TCAATCCGCCGATATCAGCATTAACTTCTTTGAGCGCACTCGCAATTCCACGCAAGCCAAGCTCAAATGGCGTTGGGCTGCCCGGTGTAAGCCATTTGGGTAATTTGATTGACGTAAGCTCTGATATCAAAGAATTGACCCAGTTTACCACTCCACTTATAGCATTGCTTATACTATCAAAAGCAGGCTTGAGATGGTTGCTCAACCAATTAGCTAAATCAGTCGCAACAGTAACCACTTTTTCGAGTAGATTAATTAATGGCGGAAGCAACAATTCAATCAGTGGGATTATTGCTTCTGATAATATCATCATAAATATCGGCAGTAGTGCATTCACCAAGCCAAGAATGGATCCAAGCAACTCAATTAATGGCGGCATGAGCATTTCAAGTAATGGTGTTAATTGACCAATCAACTGTACCAAAATCCCAACAACAGTATTGAGAATGGGAGCAAGGGCGGACATAAGACTACCGGCTAACACAGAAAACAGGCCGACCAGTGATGGCAGCATAGACAAAAGCGGAGGAATGAGCTGCTGAACAATCGGTATCAGGGCGGGGATAACATCATTGGCTATAATTGTTCCAACGCTTGTGGCGACCTGAATTAGGCTTGGTCCCATTTGTTCAATTAACGGCGTAATCGCGCTGGCAAGCGAGGCTAAAATAGGCAGTAATGCTGTTCCCATAGAGGTTTTGAGGTTCTCCATCTGTGCCTGCATGGTAGCCATTGTGCCAGCAGTTGTATCTGACTGCTCACCCACTCTGGACATAGCCGTTTCGCCCTCCTCCATTACAGCAGTCATAAAAGCCTGCTCACGAGTGAGGCTCGCATCAGCAGCCATGAGTTCGTCAATGCGCTCACGCACCTTACCACTTGAGATACCAAAGTTGTCAAGACGCGGGATAGACTGATTGGCTAACATCATAGCGAATTCGCTCATAGATGTCGTAGCATCCTGACCCATTGCAGAGCCAAGCTGAGTTGCCATCTCAGCAAGCTTTGCAGCTTCCTCGCTACTACTTGCAAGCCCCATGCTCATAAATTTATTTGAGGCTTGCATTAGGTCAGTATCGGCTACCATCCCACGCGTAGCCGCTCTAAGCTCCTCAAGCATTGGAGCAGCCTGCTCGCCAATTGAGGCTGCTAAGTTTTCAAACGTCTTGCTGACTTGCTCTGCAGGTCCTGCTGACATTGCCAAATCACCAGCCATCTTGACAACAGCACCACCGGCTGTAGCTAATGCACCACCAACAATGCCCCCTACTTTAGCAACATTGCCAAGCTTATCGAACAAATTGCCAAGCTTACCGCTGGCTTCGTCTTTAGCAGTTATGATGACTTCGAGAATATTTTTCTCAGCCATTAGCCTTTTCCATCTGCTTTATGATCTCTTCGCGCCTTACGATCATTCTGTGAAACCACTCCGGTGTGCATTGCTCTTCAAACTCCCACGGGGCGATGCCATATGTTTCAGATAGATCAAGTATCACAGCCCAAATCGGCGGAGTATCTCCGAATCCTCGCTTCCACGAACGATAGTTGATTAGCTCGGATTCGGAGACGTAGGGTTTCGGCTCAGCCCACCTATTTGGGCAACTATCTCATTGAACTGTTCCTCAGTAGCATCCAGTAACTGCTCTCGTGCCTCGTTTCTATCAGCAGGCTCAACGACATAATCCAAGATGAACTCGATAAGTTCATCAACAACATCAGGATTATTCTGAGGATCACTTGCTTTTTGCATCAACTCGATACTACGCTTTGTTCTCCGCAGAAAGCCCGGACTATCTTTTGTAGGTAATTCAATCTTTATCATGGTAAACTCGTTAATTGATTTGCAACTTCTATTACCGCAAACTTAGCTGCGGTCGGGTCGTAGGCAACACGGAAATCGCCTTCCAGAACATCATTGCCGTTATTTTCACCGAGTTTGTCAATCTTTTCCCATAATCCAGCCATATCTAAGTTACAAGTCTTCTTTTGGTATTTAGTACCACCAGTTGTAAATGAGGAGCCTTCACCCTTTATACGAATTAACCGTGGGGTGATATTGCGCCAATTTGCCTTTTCAGAAATAGATGAAGAATTATGTTCAAAAACCAGATGTAACTTGACTTCTGGCATACCAGCATTTATCTTGCAAAAGCCAAGAGCACCGTTAGCTGCAAACGTGGCAGTAAATCCAGTCGTAACATCTAAACTGAACTCATACAGCGTGCATAGAATTTGTGTCGCGCCGATCGTTCCGCCTACTGCATCGATGTATAGCTTGGTCTTCTGGAACAAGATTTCTTCAACAGAGGGTAAAGACAACGAAGACGTAAAACCGCCAGCCAAAACATCCACCGAATTACCGATTAGCTTGCCTGACATCATCCACGGCTCTTTTGACTTGCCACTAATCTTGAAACTCTCACAAAATGTATAAGCCATTCGTTCAACCTGCTCATTATCACCACCTTCTATGGTGAACGTCTTAGGTGTTTTTAAGGCAGTGGTCGGAAAGTTATATGTGTATATATAATCTGTTCCGGAACCGTCTTTTGTACCTGTAACGACACCGTCAACACCCATTGCCAAGATGTAAGGTAGTTGCTCAAATGTGGCAGGTACCTCATCTAAATCAAGGCTTCCAAGAGTATATGGAGTAACAGCGCGGTTGACTGGAGCTATGTAGCCAATATCCTCATCAGGGAAATACATCCCGCGTTGGTCTTCGAGCGTTCCGGTGCCACGCCATATCGTAGTGGCAGGAACAGCGGTACCTGCTGTTGATTCCTTGCCAAGTTGCAACTTTCGTAATCGTTTAATACCAGCCATTTAGCCTCCTAACATCCATCGCAGCCCTTGTTTTCTGATTCGGGCTGCAATAGTTTATTTTCGTGAGAAGCCTTGCTTTGCTTAGCTTCTACTTTTACATATAATCCAGTGGAGAGCAAAAACTCCTCACCGAACTGCTCGACCTCTTCATCTGTGAGGTCACGGGCTGGGATATCAGCCAATGATCCAGTACCTACATATTTCAACATCCTATTTTACCTTTCACCGTAATCTCAATACGCCAACCGAGATGATTCTCGCCCGCGTATTGCAACCATCCAAATGTACCGCTCAAATCAGTATAAGTATCCACCGACCCACCAAGCGTTGGGTCAGCAAGTAAAATACCAATCACCTCGTTGCGATAGCCAAGCGCCTGAATAAATGTTTTAGGCAGGATCTGCCGTGCAACGTGTATCTCAACAACCAGTACATCTAACACTTCCTCAAAGCCTGAGCCACCGATAGATGTAAAGCTGCTGACATAAGCCAAGCCAAACGGGAACTGAACCATCGCCTCAGGCGGGGCGACTGGTGCTTCCTTGATGCCTGATAACTTGGCAACCTCGCCTTGCAGATAACTCAGAGCACTTTTTACATCGTAGCTCATATAACAAACTTCCTGTATGCTTGTAAAATCGAGGTAACGCTATCATCAAGCCCACCATACTGAGGCGTGCCAAGCTCATTGTTTGCAGCCGTGTTCTGGAACGCCTGCTGCCCGTGCTTGAACCAACGCACAACCTGCATAATGCAAGCTTGCTTGATATCCTCAGGCACATCGGCAGAGTAACCAAATTTTCCCTTAACTTTCACGGCTTTTCTGATGTTCGGGAAGTAGCCATTCTCTAATCTGAGATAATTGTAGGGGATAGATTGTATCAGCGCATTAACCGGAATGCAGTAGTAATCTGCCTTATCCAATAACTCGAAGTTGTATCTATCCCATTTCACATATACTTCATCAGGATCGCCAGCCAACTCGTCAATAAAAAGCTCGTGCTTGCCATTGCCATCGAAAAGCCTTGTGGAAGTTTGAGCACAATAGGCAGCTGGCTCTCTGTTCGTAAATTTATCGATCAATCGTGATGCTCTTGTGATTAGTGGATTGATGGTAATGTCGTAGCCAGTATCCCAATCCACATCTGCCAGCATATCTTTTACTTCTGTGAGCGTACAATAGTCAGCTGCCATATCGAGCTCCAATTACTGGGGCGGTATTGACCGCCCCAGCATAATTTAGTCAACAATCATAGACGGCTGGACTTTAGCTCCATACCGACTTTCAACAATATATAGCACAGACGTGATATTCGCAGCATTAGAAGCTGCAACCTTCGCAGCAATGCAGTCATACGCTCCGATAGCAGCTGGGTCAATCTCGAACACCACGAGCTTATCTTTCAAAGCATCATCCAGCGTATAAGACGCTGCTGGAGTACGCTCCACCAAAACATCAGAGGTGGCACAGTCAAGTGTCGAGAAAATGCGGGCTGCTTCAGTCATAGCTGTTGCGCCCGTTCCAGCTACAGCAGTTGCCTTCAACACTGAAAGCACTGGCTTAGTCGCCTCGCCCTGCGTCACAGAAAAGACAATCCAAACTCTGTGGGCATACTTGAGAGAGATGTAATCGCCAGTTGCAGCCGAACCTCCAGCAGTTGGGGCTAAGCCCGTCACAACATTCAAATCACCGGGAATCTTAATCATCTCTCCTCCTATGCACGAGCAGCTAACGTTACATACGGGCTAATCGTATTCGAACCCTTAGCGGGTGTCAGAGCGGACTTCCAGAGCGGCGCACCATCAAAGCGGTAAACGAAGCGCAACGCCGTTTCATCATAGACGAACCGAACGTGAATTGAGGTGTCATACTTCATCGCTCCAGCATCAATGGTCACGTACTCATTGAAGTCGGCAAGAATGACATCGCCAACATCACCAAGTGTTGCATTGTGCTCGGTCGGGATGACAGGACGCCCGAACAGCGTAGCATAAGGCGTTCCAGACAAGCCATTAGCGGGCAAATAAGCTGGAACGTTTGAACCGATTGTCATCGAGTAGAGTTGCGGTTCAACATCTTGGTTAATCAGCCATACAGCATTGGCACGGCTGCGAGCATGCAATCTCGACCACATTTTGACGATGTTGGCATATACTACAGTGTCGGCAGTCTGCGAGGACTCTTTTGCAACGGTAACAAGTGCAGGCGATTGCAAAATGCCCAAAGGCTGTCCGTTGCCAGTCCCATTGATAATCGCTTCCTCTAACTGGAAGGTGAACTCCTCAGTGAACACCTCGCCAATAAAGGATTCCAAGAACGGAAGGTCTTGCATCATCTCATCGGTCATATAGCACAAGCCGATAAGCTTTTTCAGTTCGAGCACGAGGTTTTCAAAGGCGGGCTTCGATACAGTCTTTTCGCCAGCTTCAGCAAGCCAGTAGGCTCGCACTCCACCCCAGCGTGAGCCAGTTACACGAGAGGTCTCTGCCACAAGCGGGATTTTTACACTCTGTTTGGATGTTGGCATCTTGCGAGTTCGGCTCAAGATTTGCCCGCTATCATAAGCGTGGCTCATAATCTCTTGCACGAAGTCGGGTTGCAAAAGGAACGCGCCTTCTACGCCTTCGGATAAACCTGATGCAGTTTTCACCTCATACAAACGAGGATCTACCTTGCCTGCTGGGCTGCCAGCCTTAATGATGGCAACCAACTGCTCGCCCAGAGACCTGAAAGGATATTTCTCTTTCTTTTCCTCTTCTGCGGGAGCAACGGCAGTCTTAGCGCCTACGCCTTCATTGGCATAAGCATCGAGTTCGGCTTTGCGTTTGAGCACATCAATCTTGCTCTTAATCGCTTCAGCTTCACGGATATTGGCATCGATTTCGCTCAGGACTTCTGGGGGCATCTCTTTCTCTTTGCCTTCCCATTCAGCAGCCTTAGCAGATGCCTTTGATAGAGTTTCACGCAACTCCAAGCGTAATTTTTCTAAAGTGTCCATATTATTAACCTCACAAAATGTCTAATTCTTGTTCCAAAACTTTTAGCTTACGCATCACCAGTGAAGTGAGTGCAGGGTTGAACTCTACAACCTGCGGCTCGGCTTCGGCAAGTCTTTGCCTTAGCTCGGATACGAGTGGAACTATCTCATAACCATTCACATAATACCCCTTAATCAGAGGCGTTATATCATATCTAATTATACTCCGAACAGCCATCAGCGAGCTGAACTCTGGGGGCTCTTTGTCAAATTCGGCATAGTGCTTTGCCAGATGATTGTAAACTCCCTTCATCTCGCTCTCTGGAATGTCCACGCCACCACGAGCACCAAATAACGCTGCCATTGCAGCGGCAACCCCATTCCACACAGCAGGACCGATGCTATCCTTTGACGGCTTATGATGCGGGAGTTTGAGCTGCCCATAATTTTCAGGCGGCAGCTTCTCGCTCCAAGCAAAGTGATTAGCGATGCGCGTCTTTTCAGCATCAGATAGCTCAGCAAAGCCCACATCAGTAAAATCACCTAAATTCGGAGCTTCCCAACGCTCATCACTCTGACCAGTATCCTTATAGGGCACGACCGCCTTAGCAGCTACCGTAGCAGGATTAGCGCCCCAGTTCACATCGCTGGTATCCCATAGCTTGACCTCGCGAATGTTCCTGACCAAGTTTCGCGTCTTTTCGTTAGCTGGATCTGGCTCTTCGCTGATATCGAACTTAACCACATCAAAGCCGAAGCTCATCTCATTCAAAGCACCGGTGCGCAGAGCCTCAAAAACTTCATTGGCACGTTCCGTGTTCAGATAAGTGCGCTTCACCTGCAACCCACCAGTCGCCTCTGGAAATTCTGCTCTAATCTGGTCGGGCAAATCGGCTTTGCCAACTTCTGCGATTTCATCGATACGGGCAATCGGGGGTAAGTTATAATTGTGCTGCCATAAGTGGCGGAAATGCCGTGAATTTTCGGTGATAGTCTTTTTGAATGCACCTTTGTGAATGCGATCGCCGACCAAGTCAATGTTTCCAAACACCGCTGCAATACCAGTAACCGTTCGGTCTTCTATTGACTTCACCGCACTGGCAAATGATTTCTCTTCCATCAGAGCCTCCATATCACTTAATTAAGTCCTCTAACATTTTACTATAAAATCGCTTGACTTCTGCGAGCGACTTCTTGACAACTTCCTGCAAAGTCCACCAACGCCCTTTATGAACAGCAGCTTGCGGTCCAGCCCCAACTTCCGGAACAGCCTCACTGCTAATCACCCACGGGCTATACTTTGTTGGGCTTCCAATAACTCCATAAATCTCAGAACCTACTTCTTTAACGGCGGTATTTATCTGACGACCCAAAGTGCCAGTCCTGCGATAAGTGGAAGCTGGAGGCGGAGCTGGATATTCTGGCACTTGGCTATGCACATACTTGACCGCCTTATCAGTCGTTTTATGCAATGCGTCCTTAATCTCTTTGCCTTGCAAACGCTTCAGCTTCTTATTGAGCTTGTCAAGCCCTTTTATCTGATAATCAATCTGGTCGGACATTTAGACAGTCTCCACAACAGGCTGAATATAGCAACGGCAATTTACGTGAGCTGCTGGCGCTTGGACCTGATTTCCATTTCCATCGGTGAAATAATCATCGATGCCAACAGTCTGCCCGTGCATCGGCGCACATATTGGACACACTCGCTCATCAACGGCGGTGTACCAACGCTTCTTTTCCACAACGCCTGATGCTTTCCACGTTGTTAGATTGGCTTGTCCGTAAGCGTTAGTAACTTCGGTAACGGCAATCCGCTCAGCTCGAACTTTGCCAAACTCGCCTTCTAAATTCTTGACAAGGTCGGACAATGGCTTGCCAGAATTGTTCCAAGCCACAACCTTCTCCTGCACCATCTTTTTCGTGGAATCGTTTATCAGCCTTATACGCTCACCTGCAAATTGCTCTGCCCATAAATTGACAGCCTCATTGACTTGCGTCCAAGAGATGGATACAGGCGCACCCATTCCAAGCAATTGGTCTAACGCTCTTTTAGCTGCATTTCTCGACACACCTTTGTAAAGTGATAGCATAACTTCTTTGAGCGCTTCTAACTCGGCAAACCAAAAGTCATCAGAGAATATAGACTTCTTGCCAGTTTCAACACCGACTTCTTTCAGCACTCGGTCAAGCTCGTCTTGTAAGAACGCCTCCATTTTCTTAATGAACTTGCGCTCATCCTCAAGACGATAATCCTTGTCCTCATTCTTAGCCTCATATGCAGGCAAAGCAGCCTTAGCAGATACAGGCTGTTCGTAAGTACTAAGCTGACGCAATAGCACATCCCCGCCATTTACAACAGGCAATCCAACGCCATCTCGAAATTCGTTGACTGTGATCACCCCAGCTTGCACGGCTTGCAGATAACGCTGCCATTCTTTACTCATATCCTCTTGCAATGCTGGGACACGAGAATAGTCAAAGCGCATTAGCACATCGCCAAACTCTGGGGACAGCTGGGCATTGATTACGTCATCAAAATGTTCATACAGCCCAATCAGCGTGTCCTGCCACCAAGACTTGCGGGCTTCCTCATAGTTTGAGTAGGTTGAACGCTTCAAGCCAACCGCAGCTCCAACGATAATCGGCGGGACATTGAACACCATACAGATACGAGCTTCGTTTCTATCATCCAAAGTTTCAAAGCCCATCTCTTCGAATGATAAGCCAGTCTTCTCATACTTGGCATCAGCATCCAGAACAGCAGGCTCAAGCCAGTTCTCCGAGCCACCATAACGTTCACGCCATCGTTTGCGAATGAGTTCAACTTGCGCTTCAGATAGGTGTTGACTTGAGGTCAACAGTCCAGTCGGGACACCGCCATGCTCCCAGAACAGCTTGATAAAGTCGGTTTCAGAATTGTCAATATCACCAATCCGTGCAGCTACAGCAGCAGGCGGATAACCAGCATAAGCATCTAATGGGTCATAGTTCTTGAACGAGAGAACATCCTTAGGCTCAAGATAAATAGGCTGGCGTCCGGGAACTCTATACTCAAAAGCAGAAATGAACTGACTTGACGATTTTATCGGTGCAGTCCAGTCAGGACGCATCGGCCACAATCCAACCACATTGCCAGAGTTCGAGCGCTCCTTTTCGAAGTATGCAACCCCTGCAAGGTTCAGATAAATAATAACGGCTTGCCAGAAATCATACTCGGACATGTACGGGTTAGGATTGGAAAGTAAGCGCCTCAATGGGTGATCGTCAAGTTCATTTCCTTTGCTGTCAATAACTTTCGTGGCGACCTGCGAGGCAGTGCGTGCCGTCCTATCAACGCAAGCATAAATCAGCTCATTCTTACGCCAGCCTTCTTTGACAACAGTATCATAGCTTATGGCAGAGTAGTGAGGACGGTTATCTTCCCAGAGAGGAATGACAACGGTGCGCTTTTCCTTGCGTGCTAATCGAGAGAATATATTTGCCATTATGCGAAAATCCCTCCAGTCTGATTATACTTCGCTATCATGGTCGCTGCATAACGCAACGCATCCAATCGGTGAAACATCTCTTTATTCTCGATTACATCCGTCACAACACCATTCCCGTCTAATCTGCGGTGATAAATCGAGATTTCATTCCTTATCCCCTCGCATCTTTTCATAACACGCAAGCGCCCAGTCTTCATAAGCTCCAGTACTGCGGATATGCCAGACTCAACATCTGACACATAAGGTCGATAAACGGTAAGCCCACTATCAGCCCAATCCATTCTGGGCTGCGTCTCACTCGCAGCTCCACCAACTACTGTGTATTTTATCACATCTTCTCTATGTAATTTACTGAGCACATAATTAACGTGGTCGCTTGTTGGTTTATTCCCGCCAAGATATTCATCATAGATATACCAGAGAGATGGAGTTTTAGAGGCGTCCTCTGCCAACCAAATGATAGCAGTATTCGCACCGCCAAAGTCAAGCCCAATTATACGCTCCCACTCTGGCGGCGGAGTGAAATTGTCAACATACCATTCGTCTCTGAATATCCCATAAATCAAGCCTTCGGGGACTGTGAAGTCGGCGTCGTAGAACATCTTGAAGCGCCACTCTGCCATCGTCCGCTTAGCCCGTTCATACTCGTCTTGTGGAAACGCTGGGTTCAAGTTACTGCTAAATCTGACAACCTCATAATCAGGGTCGCCAGCTCTCCATAGGTCATACCAGTGCGTCTTGAGCCAGCCAACATTATAAGGCGTGGTCGTTCCAAGCACCCTGCCGTGATTTACTGATAAACGGCGCAGAATAGCTTCCCACGCATCGATCGTCCATTCATCTTGCCCGCATTCATCTAACCAAGCCGCTTTGGCTGTAGATGCTTCAAGCCCGGACTCGGCATTGGCAGAACGGAGAATTATCCGCCCCCACATTTCATCAGATTGGAAATTAGCTAAAAACTTACCAGTTTCTGGATCGCAAAGCTCAATGACCTTATATCCGCCCCACCAGCGCCCTATCCTTAGCACACCTTCAAATACTTTGCGTAGCTCAGGCAACATCTTGAGAATGAACAGGTCGTAAGAAGTCGTGATGGCTAAATAATCGCCACGCCCTTTTTTCTGTATTTCACGCCATAACCACCACGGTCCGAATGATGTTTTCCCACCTTGCGTTCCAGCTAACATCAGAACAAAGCGCTTATCACTATCCCACGCCTTCGTCTGCCCAGAATGGAAATTGAGCGTCAGCTTGCCAGTTTCAGCATCTATCTCGAACAGTTCAGTCGGCTGTGTTTTCATCGACCTGCTTTTTGATTACTATCTCGGTAACTTTGAGTGGTTGACCTTTTGCATTGCCAAGCTCAACTGTAGCGCTATCGCCAAACTCGTCTTTTCGCTTGCGTGCCAACCACCACTTAGCCGATGCCACATCGCCGTCCCGCATTGACTTCATCAGCACGCCAACCGCCATATCATTTACCTTTTCAAGCTCGTCTTGATATGCTGCTTGAACTGACGGTGAATTCTCTATATATTTTTTAGCAGTACGCCATTCACAATCCATGCGAGTAGCAACGGTTGATATAATGCCACCTGAACCTTTTATGGCTTCTATAAACTGTTTAGCTGTATATTTGGTTTTAGCCATAGCTACCCATTGTGTAATATTATGTACTATTGCTCAACAGTACAGGCTCTTTGCCAGTCACGTCAACCCAGCGCTGA